CCTTGAAGGACTCGGACTCCTTGACGGCCACTTCGAGGGCGGCGGTCAGTTCGGCGAGCTTGGCGTCCTTGGACGCGGCTTCGACCTTGAGGCTTTCGAGTTCGGCAGAGACGCCGACCGTCATCTTCTCGACAGTGGTGCGGAGGTCGTCGCGCTCGGCGGTAAGGCCAGAGACAGCGGCGGTGGCGGCGAGGAGTTGCTCTTCGATGGTCATCTTAGATTTGCGGTTAATGGAATTAGAACGAACGCAGGGCGTCGTTGAAAGAGTCGGCCAAGCCAGTGACCAAGCCCTGGGCGGCGGCCTGCTTGCCGGAGAAGACCTGGCCTTCCATGGCCTCGGCCTTCACCATCTTGCGCTTCATGTTCACGGCTTCCTTGAACTCGGAGTGGATCGTGTCGACGCCCTCTTGAAGGTTGCCGAGTTGGCCTTCGTCGAGGGATGTGCCTTCGATGCCAGCACCCTTGAACTTGCCGGACTTGATGACCACCATCTTGATGCCGGCCATCTTGGCGGCTTCGGAGTAGTCAGGGATGGCCATGTAGACGCCGATGGAGCCTACGGTGCTGGAGGGGCTGGCGACGACGCGGTCGGCAGCTGAGCCAATCCAATAGGCGGCGGAGGCCATCTCGGAGTCGGTGTAAGCGAGGGTAGGCTTGCCGAAGGAGCGGACCTTGTTGGCCAGTTCCTCGACGCCGGTGACCGTGCCGCCAGGGGAAGAGATTTGCAGGGCGACCTTTTCGACCTCCGGGCTGGCGGCGAACGCGTCCAGAGCCTCGGAGATTTCATTCACGTCCACGGCGCCCATCATCTTCTCAAGAGGGGACAGGCCCTTGCCGATCACGCCGACGACCGGGATGATGCCGATGCCATCAACGATATAGGGCTTAGGGGCCACGCCGAAGAGCTGCGCGAGCATATCGGTGAAGCCGAACTTCTCGGCGAGGACCGCGTGGTCCTTGGCCTTGGTCGGGTCGATGAGTAGGGGCTCGCGGCCCGACAGTCCGTTGGTGAGGAAACGCATAAAGTTAGGAGTTGGGTTGGTCTTCGGATTCGGGCTCTTCCTGGTCAGCGGGTTCGTCCTCCATCTCGGGGGACTCGGGGCCTTCCATGACGTCGCCGCTGATCGTGCCGACCGGGGTGTTGGACGGACGGAACAGCAGTTCAAACGGGATGCCGTATTGCTCGGCCAAGTCCTTAATGTGGACCATGTCAGAGGCACGCTTGGCCATCTCGGTGCGGAAGTCTAGGCCACGCTGGGCGTAGAGTTCGGACATGGACAGCAGGCCCATCTCAACGTCGGCACGGTCATTCGCGGCTTCGCGTCCAGCGTCGACGGTGACGGACTTCGGGGTCGTCCAGGAGACGCGGTTCCAATCCGGGTCGTCGGGGATTTCGCCGGCGGCGATGCCTTGGCCGATGATGTAACCCCACGTCGGGACGCAGAAGTTCTCGATCATGATGGTCTGATACTTCGAGAAGACGCGGCCAGCCTTGGCCGTGATGAGGCGCACGGTGGCGCCGCCCAGCTTGGAGGAGTCGCCGACAAACTCGTAAGGCAGGACGCCTTGGGAAATATCTCGCTCGAGGGCCGCAAGAAACCCGGAAAAAGTCGCGTTGGGGCGGGCTGACTGGAAACTCGTCATGGATTCGCCGGGCTCTAGAACAATCAATTTTCCGCCCATCGTGTTGGCGAGGTTGGAGTACGAAGAGCCACTGGTGTTGCCCAGTTCTCCGGCCATGTCAGAGTCAAGAACGCCACCTGCCTTGGTGATTACACGATTTACGTCACCGTTGTCCTTACACGCCTGTTTCTCCAGCGCTAGGAGTTCCATTTCATCCTGGATCGTGTTGACCGAATGCTGGAGCAGGGGCACGCCACGAGCGCCGGACGCGTACTCCTGGTCGACGATCATCATCATCGACTGGGCGAGAATCTGGCGGGACGAGCCGTCGGAACGGTACACGTTGACGGCGATGTATTCGCCGTACGGACCGAACTGGATGCCGTCGTGCATGCCTTCGGGGGTCTTGCCCTCCAGAGGGTCGCCGACGCGGTGGGCTTCCATCAGCTGGAGTTTCGCTTCACCGGCGCCGTTACGCACCTTGGCGGCGAAGGAATCACCGTCGCGGATCATGCCGCGCAGGAGGATGGACTGAGCCTGGTAGAACGAGAAGCGGTTCGTGATGTCGATGCGCTTGGCCTTCTCGGCGAAGTAAGCCTCGTAGCGTTCCTGCATCTCAGGGGTCGACGCGTGGCTCTGGGGCTTGATGCCGTCGCCCACGGTGTAGAGGCAGATGTCCGCAAGGATCTGCTTGAACAGGCCGGAGTTACGCTCGGCCCAGCGGCACTTGCGGACCATGGTGAGCCTGTCGTAGGGCGTCAGGTCGCGGCGAAGGTCGCGCGGTTCGGCGCCGTAGGCCGCACGGCGGGCACGCGTCACGCCGATGCTCTGCCAATCGCCGTAGGAGGCGGACGGCTGCGGAGCGGCAGGCGAGCCCTTGGGCGTCTTGGGACGCAGGCTGACGGTCTTAATCTTCTTGCGGATGGCCATGGAAAGTTAGTCCTGACGGTTCTGCCAGTCGGTCGAGATGATCGTGCGACGCGAACCGTAAGTCGCCGGGTCGAGGCGGCTAAGGGCGAACATGGCCTCGGCGAGCATTTCCTTCGGAGGCATGGCGAACTGCTTGGACGCGGACGAGCCCGAGTCGGAGTAGGACATCAGGGTCTTACCTTCGGTGATCATGGCGACCGCCTTGGCTTTGATGTCTAGGAGTTCGCACTCCGTAAGTCCGATAAAGAGTCCAGAGGCCATTTAAACTTGCCGAGAATGGAAGCCGTAAGGGGGGTACGCCGCCCAGCCCACGCCATGAGTCTCTTCCTCCCACGACACTAAACGGCGTACCCTTGAGGAAAGTCTGCCAAGGGTCATGACGGTTGCAAGTCGGTTTCGGCAGTTTCCCGCCCGGCGATGCCCCAGCGGACGGCGGCCAGCAGGGCGAGGATTTCGCAGTCCATGGCGTGGTTGTCCTTCTTGCCCTGGGGAAGTATCCACATGGGCTTGCCGGTCCGCTTGTCCTTTACGCGGACTTCGGCGCTCAGCTGCTCGACGTACTCGGTGGTCGCATCCAGCGCATAGGTCCAGACGCGGCGAGCCCGCAGGCCGTGCAGGAGGTCTTTGCCAGCGGTGGCCGAGTGTACGATCAGGATGGCCCGCTGCGGGATGCCAGGGACGACGATGGACTGCTTCTCGGAGTAGAAGCGGCGGGTGGTGTTGCCGGTCTTGTCGGTCACGGCGAAGTCATCGGAGCCTGAGCCCTTGGCCGTCTTCCAGTTCCGCTTGGCCGTCTCGCGGTAGACCTCGGTCGTATTGTCGCCGGAGTCGACGAGCACCATGGCATGATGGACGCCGTGCTGTTTGGCGAACGCCTCGACGTTGCCCCATGAGTCGATGCGGGCGAAGGCCATCAGGCGGCTATGCCCGGTCTTGGCCCAGCGGCGGACAGTCACCCAGAAGTGGCCACGCTGGACGTCGACTCCCATCGTGCGGAAAGGAATGCTTCCCGGCACGGCGTCCTTCTGCTCGACGACGCGGGCCTTCGGCGTGATCGCGGCCTCTGCGTCCCAAGGGTCGGCCATCTTGTAGTTGGCGGCCTCCGCCAGCGCCACCATCTCGCCGCCCTCTTCGCTCCAGGGCATGGCCAGACGCTTCTGCTTGAAGATGCGCCGCGGTTCCTCGTCGCCGTATTGGTCGACAGACTCCTTGGCCTTGAGCATCAGCACGCCCAGCTCGCCCCAGCTCATCGTCGCTAGGCTGTTCCAATGCAGGCCGATGTGCCCGGAGTTTGCGGCGACCGATGTGGCTACAAAGGTGCCACGCGCGTTAGCCTCAAGGCGGCTGGCGTTCGTGTCGGGCAGGAGCGTCCGACAGGCCGCGCATTCGTAGGTCGTGCCGACGCTGACCTTGTGCAAGTCCCACGTGCCGGTGGCCTTGGCATCCTCGGGGAACCTGATCTGCTCCCAGACCCACGGCTGAAGGTGGTCGCACTTCGGGCACCTCATGTTCCAGTCACGTTGGTCGGTCGTCTCGTGCAGCTGATGGAACTCCTGCCCAGCCCTTCCGCCCTGGGATAGGAAGATGCGTTTGCCCATCCATCCGAACGCCGTCACGCGCGCGCTCAGTTCGGCCAAGTGTCCAGGCGGTGCCATCCAGCACTCGTCGGCGATGGTGTAACGCAGGGACAGGCGCTGAAGGTTGGCCTCGTTCCAGATGCCGCGGCAGTAAAGCGTCATGCGGTCGAAGTCCGCCGTCGTCGAGCGGTCGAGGTCGTCGCCCGAAAGACGCGCCTTCACCGGCGGGCAGTTGTTCCAGACCGGGCGGAGGTAACGCAGGGCGAAGTCCTTGGCCTCGGGGTCGGTGGCCTGAAGCACCATCGTCGGCCCGGGTGCGTTGGCGATGATGTGACAGGTGAGCAGGCGGGCAAAGAGGGACTTGCCCGATTGGATGCTGGCAAGGACGGTCAGTAGTTTGGTCTCTGGATCAGCGGCGATGCGTAGGGCCTCGGCCACCCACGGCGTGCGCTCAGAGCGGAACGGCCCGGGCATCGGTGAGTCAGGGATGGCGTGGACGTTGGACTCGAGCCACTCGACCACGTCGCCCGAGTCGGACGGACGCAGGACGTCACGGCCTACGCGGAGCAAGTCGGCCTTATTCATCGGTGGATAGGTCGGCCTTCACGCGGCGCACCCAAGCCTCCAGAACTTTTACAGCCTTCGCAGGGTTCTCGGGGTTACATCCTTCTGCGACATCGAGGGCGAGTTTATCGAGGCGGTTGACGATGCCGGCGGTCATCTCGCGCATGGCCTCGGTGGCTTCCTTGGCGGAGATGTAATCCTTAGTCAGGATGAGCCGACGCTCCTGCTCTTCCTCGAGGGCGACGAGCGTTTTCAGTGAAGCGTTATAACTCGACTGGTACTTCCCCTGGTTGGGGTCGCCCCCTTCCATCGCGGCCTGCCAGACGCCGCGTGCCCGACTTACCAAGGTGCGATGTTCGCTGATCGTGTCAGCCAGGGAGCCATCGTCGAGCTGAGCCGGTGCGGCCTTCGGTGCCGCGGCCCGCTGCACGTTCGCCCGGGCTTCTCGCCACGCCCGAGCCGCGTCGATGCTTTCGGTCGGCATGCCCTCGCGTCGAAGGACTGAGATGCGTTGCGCGGTGACGCCGAGCGCCAAACCCAGTTCTGAGTTGGTTAGAGCCATGGTTTGTTAAACGGCCTGTTTCCTCTCTGTGACCCCACGAAAAACCTTCGTGGTGTCGGGCCA